TGACGCCAGCGCCCATACGCCAGATTGAGGGCTGGCTTGCCGAACTTTCGGTGATTGTCGCCAAGCGCGCCGACGACGAATTCGCCGAGGAACTCCGCGTTACGGCCTATGCGTCGCGACTTTCTAGATACCCCGCCGACGTGGTTCGTTCGGTGCTTCTGAAAAACACCTATCGGTTTTTCCCGACATGGGACGAACTCGAAAAGCGCTGCGAAGCCCTCACCAGCCCCCGCCGACACATGATTGCCGCCCTCGAGCGCGGGCCAGCCCCGCCAGAACCCGCGCGCCGCCCCGCAACCGAGGAGGAGCGGGCGCGAGTGAAAGCATTGGTGGATGAACTGTTCCCCATGCGCTCGCCGGAAATGCGCGCCGCCGCTGTCGATGAAGCTTTGAAGGGGGACTGCATGATGGGAGAGCCAAATGACAACGCTTGAATACGTCGAAAGCCTGAAAGGGGCGATGATCAACGCCGATGTTATCCTGCCGGGGCGGTTCAACCCTATGGCCGTTCCGCGCTGGCAGGCCATTGTTCAGGACGTGTCACATAAGCGCGGTGTGGCTGTGGCGGAACTCATGGGCCGGTCACAGAGGTTTGCAGTCTCCCACGCCAGGTTCGAGTGCTGGTCGCTGATCCGCGAAAAGCTCGGCGTTTCATATCCGACGATTGCGCGCTGGTGGGGCGTAGATCACTCATCAGTGATGCATGGCGTTCGCCGGTGGCAGACACAGCTTAAACAGGTGTTCTCATGACCTACATCACCGCACGTTTCGGCGTTCCCGTCGCAAAGCCAAAGCCTCCGGCCCAAAAGCGCCAGCCGCTCACCGAGGCCGAACTTGCCGACAGGTGGATGGAACTCGCCATCAAGGAAGGCCGCGTAAAGCCGCCGAAAGTGGAGTCTGATCCGAAAGCATTGAGCGGGCAGCTTGTGGCGCGAATATTTGACGTGGTGTCGGACGTGCCGAAAAGCGCCAACGAAATCGCGGAGGTCGCGGGCGTTTCCACCTCATCGACATGGGGCGCTCTCAGGATACTGCGCCTGGAAGGCAAGGCGACATACAGCCGCAAGCTGGTGGGCCGCGCCCGCGTAAGAATGTGGGTGCGTACATGACCCACCATTTTGTCCAGCGTTGCCGAGAGAGAGGCATAGCATCAATCGACGGCATGGCACTGCGCCGCAACATAGAGCGCGCCATAGCAGAACACAGCAACGATCTGGTGGAATTCGTCTTCCACATAGACGCCGTGTCGTCTGTCTGGCGCTTCCGCGTCAAGGAAGGCGTTTTCTACGCCGTCTGCGGCAGACACTCTCAGCGCTGTATCACCCTCTATGATCGGTCAATCCTGCGCGAAGTCAGGCAAAGCCGCCGCTTTCGCATGCGCGTTTCAGGCAAGCGCGAAAGGGAAATCGCGAAATGACTATTACATCACTGGGAATTATGGGGTATAATAATACCGCTCAGTCACAACCAACCCAAACGCGGAGGGCGACATGAAAAAGACGAAGGGCAAAGGCGACAAGAAGTGCTGATCTGACGATGCAGCATCGAGACAAGGCAGGGAAATTCACGCAAGGGAATAGGTTCTGGCAGGCAAGGTCGTCTGCTGGACCTAAACCCATTTTTGCGGACCCCGAGCCGCTATGGGCTGCATGTTGCGAATACTTCGAATGGGTAGAGACGCACCCGCTTCAAGAAGCCAAGGCGTTCTCATACGAGGGACAGATAACAGTCGCCAGCCTGCCAAAGATGCGCGCCATGACCATCGGCGGGCTGTGTGTGTTCCTCGATATCAACCGCGCGACGTGGAATGTTTGGCGGGAAAAGCGTCCCGATTTGTACGAAGTCATTACGCGGGCTGAGGAAATTATCTACCAGCAGAAGTTCGAAGGCGCATCTGCTGACCTACTGAATTCCAACATTATTGCCCGTGATCTTGGCCTGACAGACAAGAAAGACCTCAGCGGCGCGCTCTCAGTCACCATAGCGGCGACAGATGCCGACCTATAGCCTCACCCCAAAGCAGCAGGAATTGCGCAGTCTGGCTTCGTCAGGCAAAACGCATGTCCTTTGCTATGGTGGATCGCGCTCCGGCAAGACATTTGCGTTCTGCGACTTCATTGGCACACGCGCCATGAAAGCCCCTGGATCACGGCATGCAATATTCCGCCGTCATGGTGTCGCGGTAAAGCAGTCCATCGGCAAGGACACATTCCCCAAAGCGTTCTCGCTCAAGTTTCCCGGAATTCCTCTGACATGGCATGAGCAGGACGGTTATTTCAGCCTGCCGAACGGATCTGAAATTTGGCTTGCTGGTCTGGACGACAAAGAGCGCGTTGACAAGATCCTAGGGCGTGAATTCGTGACACTCTATTTCAACGAAGCGTCCGAGATTCCGCTGTCGTCCTATCTCGTCGCGCAAACACGCCTTGCTCAGAGCGTATCGCAGGTCGATGGCAGGCCGCTCAGCTTGAAAAGCTACGTTGACCTCAACCCAACGACCTCGGCGCACTGGACCTATCGCATGTGGATCGACGGGGTGAATCCAGACGGCGAAACCAAGGTCGATCTGTCCAAGTATTGCCACATGGTTATAAACCCGCTGGATAACGCGGAAAACCTGCCGGCGGAATACATCAGCAACCTACAGGCATTGCCAGAGCGCCAGCGCAAGCGGTTCTTCGACGGCCTCTATATGGCTGATGTTGAGAACGCACTTTGGCGGCGTGGCTTCATCAAGCGCACTCAGAACCTGCCAGACTTCGATCGCATTGTTGTGGCCGTTGATCCAGCTGTCTCAAGCGATGTTGGCTCCGATGAAACTGGCATCATGGTGGTTGCGCTAGGCACTGACGGTTACGGGTACGTTCTTGAGGATGGCAGCGACCGCATGCGTCCCGAGGAATGGGCGCGCAAAGCCATTGCTCTTTATGACAAGTACGACGCTGACCGGATTGTGGCCGAGGTCAACCAAGGCGGTGAAATGGTTGAGGCCACCATTCGCGCCCAAGCGCCGGGCCGCACCATTCCATATCGCGCTGTACACGCAACGCGGGGCAAGGTCGTTCGCGCCGAGCCAATTGCCTCGCTCTATGAGTTGGGCAAAGTCTATCACGCTGACGAGTTCGGAAACCTCGAAGATCAGATGTGCGTCTTTACCACAGGCTTTGACCGCAAGGCGCAAGGGTGGTCACCTGACCGCGTTGACGCTCTGGTTTGGGGCCTGACCGACCTGTTCCCGCAGATGGTCAAGAAGAAAACGCCGGAAACCCCCATCCACATCCCGCCACGGCAAAGCCTCGGCGCATCGAGAAGGTTCTGACATGGCACGTAAGAGCAAAGAGGAGCGGCACTCCGAAATCCATGCCGAGGCGCTGCGGCAGTTCGAGGACAGCTATAACGCGACAATGGAGGACCGCGTAAAGGCGCTGGCCTGCCGACGGTTCGTGAATATCCCCGGTGCCCAGTGGGATTGGGATGAGAACGACGATTTCAAGAACAAGATCAAGTTCGAGATTGACCATGTGTCGGGAGCCGTTCAGCGCATCAAGAACGAGTATCGCAAGAACCGCATCGCCGCGAAGTTTCTGCCCAAGGATGGTACGGAATCTGACGCTTTGGCGGATGCCTGCGCCGCTCGCTTCCGCGCCGACACGCAAGACGCATCTGGACGGGACGCCCGCGACAATGCCTTTGACTGCGCCGTTGAAGGTGGATTCGGTGGCGTCAGGTTGCGGGCAGAGGTCGAGAAGGGCGAACAGCAGCGCATTTGCCTTGAGCCGGTCTATGACCCGGAAATCAGCCTGTTCTTTGATGTGAACGCCAAGAAGAAAGACAAGTCGGACGCCTATCATGCGTTCTACGTCGAGCCATGGGCGCGTGCTGCTTTCATCAAGGAGTTTGGCAAGGAATGCGCTAACTGGCCGGAAGTCTACAAGGGCCAGTTCAAGTTCCCATGGTTCGGCAATGGGGCCGATCTGGTCTTTGTCGCTGAGTATTTTCTCAAGGAAGACACGACGGAAACCTATCGCGTCTTTGAGGGCTTCGGCGGTGATGTGCAAGAGTTCCTTGAGGACGAACTTGATGACGCCACGATTGAGGAACTGAAAGCAACCGGCTACGTGGAGACTGAGCCGCGCGAGCAGGAAGTGCATCGCGTCTCAAAGTACGTGATGAACGGCGCTAAGGTTCTCAAAGGCCCGGAAATCATCCCAGGCCATGAAATCCCGCTCATCCCGCAGTATGGACACCGGACGGTTATCAACCGCGTTGAGCGCTTCAAGGGCCACGTTGCCAAGGCGATTGATGGGCAGATCGTCTATAACCTGCAAGTGTCAAAGGTTGCCGAGACTGCGGCATCGTCTGGAATCGAAAAGCCGGTGTTCCTCGCCGAGCAGATCGGCCGCCATGCTGACATGTGGCAGAACGACCACAAAGACAACAACGCATTCCTTGTGATTGATCCTGTTTATGATCAAAGCGGGAACATGCTTCCCGCTGGCCCGGTGACCTTCACCAAGTCGCCGGAGGTTGCGCCAGCCGTCGCTGCGCTTGTTCAGATCATGAAGCAAGATATCAGCGACATGATGGGAAACCCTGAGAACACTGAGCAGGTGCAGCCGGACCTCAGCGGTGTCGCGATGGAACTGGCTCAGGGCCGCATGGACATGCAGTCCTATGGCTACATGGACAACGCTGCCGATACCGAGCGCCGCATTGCCGAGGTTTGGCAATCCATGGCGGCGGTTGTCTATTCCGCTGAGGTTGACACGAACAAGGGTCGCAAACTCAAGACGCTATCTGAGGACGGGAAGCGCGGCACTGTCGAGATTGGCAAGAAGATACTGGACCCCAAAACCGGCAAGGTCGCGGCGGAAATCGACTTCGGCCGCGCGGAATTCGATGTTGAAGCTGATGTGGGTCCGACATCTGCGTCCCGCCGTAGCGCCATCGTCCGCACGGTGACTGGCATCATGGGGCAAACGACCGATCCGGAAACGGTAACCATCCTGACGCACGTCGCCATGATGAACCTTGAGGCAGAGGGCATGCAGGACGTGCGTGACTACTCTCGCAAGCGGCTGCTCAAGATGGGCGTGGTCAAGCCGACGAAGGAAGAACAGGCCGAAATGGAGCAGGCAGCGCAGGCCGCACAAGGTCAGCAGCAGCCAGACCCGAACCTGATCCTTGCCGAGGCTATGGCCGGTGAATCCCAGGCCAAGGCACAGAAGGCTCAGGCGGACACCGTGAAGGCGTTGGCGCAAACGGAACTGACGAAGGCGCAGACCGCCGAAACTCTGGCGGGGATACCCATCGCGCAACAGGACGCGGCGGTAAGGACGGCAGAAAAAATAATGGCAGCAGAAGGACAGGCAGTAAATGCTGGACCAGCAACAGGACAGTGACACCACGTCCGAAGACGACACCGAACTCGACACGCAAGACACCCCAGAGGGCGAGGATACGCTTGAGGCAGACACTGCGGCTGAGGAAGCCGAACCGGAGCTATCCATTGTCATCGAAGGCGAGGCGGCCGACGAAGATGAAGACGTTCCCGATGAAGAACTGGGCGACAAAGGCAAGCGCGCTGTTCAGCGCCTTCGTGAGACGATCAAGGAAACCGCCCGCCGCGAGCGCGAAGCCAAGGCCAGGGTTGCCGAGCTAGAGGCCGAAAGGCAGACCAAGGCCGAGCCTATGGCGAAACCCACGCTTGAGGGCTGTGGGTTTGACGAAGCCGCCTATGAGCAGCAGATGCGCGAGTATGTGAAGGCTGAGGAAGCCGAGACGCAGAAGCGCGAAGCCGCCAAGAGGGCAGAGGAAGCCGCGCAGGACGACTATCGGAAGCGGTTCGAGAAATACAACACCACCAAGGCCGCGCTGCGGGTGCAGGATTATGACAGCGCCGAGGACAAGGTGCGCGAGACACTCACCAAGGAACAACAGGCCATGCTGATCCGCAACCTCGATGACCCGGCAAAGGTCATCTATGCGCTTGGCAGGTCACCGAAGGCTCTGTCTGAACTCTCGGCCATCAAGGACCATGACCGGTTTGCATTCCGGCTGGCAAAACTCGAAGGGGAAGTCAAAGTGACCACAAAGACGCCGCCGACACCGGAAACCAAGCTGCGCGGCGGGGCAGGGGGCGTCCCGGTCGGCAACCTCAATCAGCAGCTTTCCAAGGCCCAGAAGGCGGCTGAGGAGACTGGAGATTATACGCAAGTGCTGGCTCTCAAGCGCCAAATTCGGGAAGCTGGCACTAAGGCTTGATATTTCCGCCTGTGGTGGTACTATGATACCGCCACAGGTCTCCGCAGCCTTCAATTGCGCGTATCGGCACAGCCCAAGCCCTGGTCATGGCTTGCGTACCCCCGATCAACGCAATCCTTGAAGGCTCATCATGGCAAACTCGCTGACAAAAGACCTCGAAATCATGTTCGAGAACCTCATTGAGGGTTTCGACGCTGCCTGCGTAATGTCGCGCGCCGTCGAAACGTCCTACCCGGACTCCACCTCCATGCAGCGCTCGAACGATGTGTTCTATCGCCCGCAGAACTACCGCACGTCCATCGTGACCGGTGTTGATATTTCCGGCCAGTCGGACACCGACATCATCCAGCGCCAAGTGCCGACCGTATTCCGCACCCCGGACAACGTTCGTTATTCGCTGAACTTCCTCGAGAACCGCGACCCCATCCATCTTGAACGCATGGGCAAGTCGGCCGCCATCGACCTCGCAGCCAACATCGAGGCCAACCTGCTTTCGACAGTCGCGTTGCAAGGCGCTATCGTCGTCAAGAAGGTCGGCGCGCTGACCTGGGATGACGGCGCTACCGCCGAAGCCCTGATGCTCTCGCGTGGTGTTCCGGCTGGCCGGGCGCGCAAGATGTTCCTGAACCCGTTCGACTTCAAGGACGTGGCGAAGGATCTGGGCAACCGGGCCTATATCGGTGACCTGGCGAAGGACGCCTACATTCGTTCGCAGGTTCCGAACATCGCGACGTTCGAGACGTTCCGCACGGATTCGCTCTACAACCTCGCGGCTGTCGGCACTGTGACCTCGACCGTTGTTTCGGGTAACCAGTCGTTCACACCCACCGCGATGACCGGCGACCTGCCGACCGACAACCGCCGCATGACGTTGACGGTTTCGGGTGCCAACATCGCCAACACCAAGAACGGTGACAGCTTCACCATTCAGGGCGTGAACGCGGTCCATAACATCGACAAGACCGACACCGGTCAGTTGATGACCTTCCGCATCGTCTCTGGTGGCGGCACGGCAAACCTCGTCATCACCCCGGCGATCATCATCACCGGTCCTTACAAGAACTGCTCGGCACAAGCGGCAAACACCGCCCCGCTGACGTTCCTGAACACGGTGACGAAGCCCGTGAACGCCTTCTTTGCAGATGGCGCTGTGACGCTCGATTTCGGTGACATCTCGGTGTTCAACGACAAGGGCGGCGTGACCTGGATGAAGGCCCGTACCAAGCAGGGTGTTCCGATTGCCATGGGTTACGAGCAGAACATGATGAAGGGCACCGTTTCGATCCGCTGTGTGACGCGCTACGCAACCACAGTGCTCGACCCGGAGATGACCGGCGTCATCATCGCCAACCAGACCTAAGTCTGGCGGAAAAGATGGGGCGGCTTCGGTCGCCCCTACTACCTTTCAGGGCGGTGTGGCATGGCTTGGACAAAACGCGACGTGATAAAGAAAGCCTATGCCGAGATTGGCAAGGCCAGTTATGACTTTGACCTGCAACCCGAAGAAATGCAGGATGCCCTTCAAAGCCTCGATGCAATGGTATCGGCTTGGGGCTTGAACTTCGGATATTCCGGGGGTGATGGTAAGGGCGATATTGATGCGGATACTGAGGTTCCGCAGTTCGCCTATGAGGCGCTTTACACCAACCTTGCGCTTCGCCTAGCGCCGGGGATGGGCAAGACGGTTTCCCCCGAGACCAAGACATTCGCCCGCCAAGGGCTGAACACCTTGCAGACCAATTCGCTGGCCGTTCGGCCGCGCAAGATCGGTGGTTATGCCGGAAGCGGATCGCGCTACCACAACCTGCCGGAAACCATTGACCCCCTGGCGTTTGGCCGGGATGGCAACCTTCAACTTGGTGATAGCTGATGATCAACGCATTGACCGCCGCAACCGCACTGCAAACTGACGATCAGCTTGCGCTTTATTCTCAGCAAATGGGGCAGGACAGCCGCGCGCCGCTCTCGACGCTTCTCGCATGGCTGCAAGCGAACCTGACATTCTCCGGGACGAACATGGCGCAGCAGTACGCGGCCCCGTCCGCCACTGGCTTCAGCGTCACCATCACCGTTCCGAATACATGGCTGATCCTGACGCCCGTTGCGGGTTATGCCGCAGGGACGATTGTTCTGCCGCTCAACCCGGCCAATGAACAGGACGTGATCGTAAACTGCACTCAGTCTGTGACCACCTTGACGGTGAGCGGCAACGGCAAGACCGTGACTGGCGCCCCAACAACTCTTGCGGCGAATGCGTTCTTCCACCTGCGCTTCGATGCAACGCTGAACGCCTGGTTCCGGATCGGGTAAATGGCAACGATACCGATCCTTTCCGGTATCTCGGCATCCGGGGCGGACTTCCGCAGCGCATATCCGGTCAATCTTGTCCCGGTTCCGAAGGTGCAGGGCATCTCGCAGGGCTATCTGAGGCCCGCCGAGGGCATTGTCGCCGTTGCCGATGGAGGCGGGGCGAACCGTGGCGGAACGCGCTGGCGCGACAAACAATATCGCGTCATGGGCAACCGCTTCATCAGGGTAGATCAGGATGGAACTATCACCTTTATCGGGAATGTGGCCGGGACGAACTGGGTCAGTTTCACGGAATCATTCGACTATCTGGCGATTAACGGCGGCGGGAATATCTACCTGTACGATGGCGCTGTGCTTGCCCAAATCACAGATGTGGATCTGGGAACCTCCCTCGATGTCGAATGGATCAGCGAATTGGTCTGCAAGGTGGTCAGCCC